TTAAAGCATTATACATTGTGTCAATATCAAGAACTGGTAGTTGTTTTACCAGTTGTGTTTCGTTTAGTGGTAGCGGAATAATGTATTTAAGGTCTTCAGAGCCAAGAACTGGAGTAGTCTTTGCACCAACTGGTACAACTCTACCATCATCTAGTGTCTTTGTTGCTCCAGTGTAGGCACGCTCACGAATAATGTTGTGTGCTTTAGAACGACCACCAGCAAATAGTGACCATGCTGCACGGACATCTGATTCATCAAATCCAAATTGTTTTGCTACTGTATTAAACAGTTCTTGTTCAATCTTCTGGAAAGCATTAGCACGTTCAGCAGCATTTGTTGCTGCAGTGTATTCATTGAACAGTTCCTGCTTGCGCTGAACTGTAAACTGAGCCTTCTTTAAATCGTCTTCTAAACCTTTAATTTCTTTTTTGAGAAGTTTAACCTCATCAGGAGCAAGAGTTTGAGTATTAAGTCTATTCTTTGCTACATTAATTTGATTTAAATATGCTTCTTCTTGACGACCAGCAATACCACGAACACGGCTAAGCATGTTATCTACAGTTTGAACTGATTGATTATCAGTAAAATCAATCCATCCACGAGGACGCTTGTAGAAAAATCCAGTCAAAACTCTTACTGGTGCTCCTGCAGCGCCTGCTCGTAGGTCAATAAACTTTTGCCCTAAATCATAACCAAACGTCTTTCTATCTCCGCCAAGCGCTTGACGAACTGCAGACATTTTATTAAATTGCGGTATGCGTGTTGGGTCAAGAATTGCTTCTGCACTTAACTTCATGTGAAGTTGGCGAAGTTCATCCTCGTACAGTGCTGCGTTCTCTACGGCTTTCTCTAAATCAGAACCTTGGTTAACAAGGTCCATTGTAAGTTGACCAGTTGCTTTATCTCTACCTGCACCAAAGAACTTTGCTGCGGTAACTTCATCCTGTAGGTTACCAATCTTGACTGCAATTGAACGGCTAGATGCCATAAGTCTTGTACCAGCATCAGCATCACCCATAGCCATCTTAATAATGTCTGCTTTAGTAGAATGACGTAGTGCTACATCTTCAATTTTGTTAGCATCTGCTAGGATATCTGCAAAGGAAGCAGGGTTTGCTGACTCACGAATAGCCTTAACTCGGAATAAATCCGTAGCGTCCATGCCATCAGTCTTGGTAATAAAGTCATTAAATGTTGCTTTTACTTTATTAGCCCTAAATCCAGTCTTTTCCCCAGTAAGAATAGCATTAAGTTCGTTAAGTCCTTTTACGGAATAGTTAATGGCCTTGTAGCCCTTTACTATTTTACCGCCAACAATAGTTGGGTCGAGAACAAATCGGGATACTACGTCAGTACCAAATGATGTGTATCGACCTACAAGTTGTTCTCTAAATGCTTTTTCCGCTTGTTGCTTATCAAAGATATTAAAATCATTTGCAGCAAAAAGAATGTGGTCCTGTAGGAACTTATCCGCACCAGATAGTTTACCAAAACTTACAGTCTTTGCTATACCAGAAAATACATTTTCAATTTCATCTAATGGTCTTCCTAAAATTGTACGCTGGATTGAACGACCAGTAGAAATATCACGAGACTTATCCCAAGCCTCTTTAATATTATTGAAAGAAAAATCATCCTTATAGATAGGATTGTTTTTTTCTGGTAGTGTAAGTCCAAATGAAACTGTCTGAGTTGTAAAGTTATACGCTTTTTCTAGACCAGTAAATACTTTACCCCAAAAACCTTTTTCTTCTTTAGGAGTATTAGGAGTCTTAGTATTATAAGATGCAACTGCTTCAGCCCTACTTTTTGGTGGAGTAGATTTACCCATATCCAATGGCAACGCCATAGATGAGTTAACATTCCATCCAGCATAGTAAGTGTTAAATGCACCCATTGTGTCAAAAGCAGAAGGATTTTTAGATTTCTGCAAATCTTGATACGCTTTTTGTGCGGCTTCTCTTTCGCTCATAGCAGATTAGCCCTTAGAATTCTCACATAATTACGGAACGCTTGTGATGAATTTGGGCTTTGTGCTGCAACCTCCAAGGCAGGTAGATAGGAAAGTAGTCGTTGCTTATCAGAATCTGTATCTGTGCTAGTTGGTAGCATTAAAGCCTCTGTTCCAGCACCAGCACCAAGTGCTGCGCCATCAGTTACTGGCACATCTGGTTGCTCTGTTGGAGCAGTAAGTGGGGTTACTTGTGGCATAGAATCAATTGGATTCATCAATGGAGCAGCAGCATTACCAGCCATTGGTGCCGCTTGTTGCTGTTGCATTGTTGCCTGACCTTGTCCGTAACCTAAACCTGAATAGTATTTTGCGGACTGTGTACCGCTTTGTCCGTTTCCACCAGTTGCTGATACATTAGCAGGATTATTTTGTGGAGCCGTTGGGCGGTATCCGCCTCTGTTCTCTGCCATTATTTCCTCCTACTTAGAATACTGTATTTTAGTTACTATTGGGCCACCTGTATAGATATCCCATTTAGTTGCTACATCTATTGCTTTTTTAATAATTTTTTCTGCTTGTGTTGCAGTTTCAACCCTGTCAACTCTAAGTGCTTCCATAACACCAATAGCGATGTCCCCACCGCTACCAGAGTAATAGATACCGCGAACATCACGGTCCCAAGAGTAATCCTCAAAAATAGGATAAATGATTCCGCGAATGCTAATAAGAAATTGTGAATCATGCGCTGCCGCATCGCCGTCTTCTTTCATGTCGTAACCTGCGTCAATAAACAATTTGCGCATGGCAGGTATAAATTTCTTAGTTACGAATAAATCTAAATCTTCATTTGCTCTAGGCTTTGGTGGTGTCCATCCATATTGTAACAGATTTGAACCACGTCCTGCTCCAGAACCTGCAATTAAGATTCCGTTGTTCTCTACAATCTTTGGCGTAGCCATATCAATTGGACGACCAGAATCATCTGATGAGCGAGAGTCGCATCCAATGACAGACCATCCGTCGCCTTGAATAGCAGCAAGTGTTGTCATTGTCCCCTCCTACTACTATCGTCTACGGATTGTTCTTACGCTTGCGTTTGCCTGTCCTCCACCAGTTAGACTTGACAGTAAACTTTGTACATCAGGTGGTGCTGCTGGTGGCATCTCCATAGGAGATGGACCTCCTACTGGAGAGGAGGGAGCAGGGGACGGTTGCTCAACCTGAGGCGCTGCTCCAGCAGGAGGAACTTGTTCTTTAGGTGCGAATGTTTCTTCAATCGCATCTTCGATAGCCTGTCCCTTTTGTCTTGATTTAATGACTGCAGCAATCTTAGTTACAACCTCAGATGGGTCTTGTCCTTGTGTCGCCATTTGTGGGATTGCTTGAGTGTATGCTTGAAGAGAAGCAAGGAGTGCATTACGCATATCTTCAACTTCAATCTTCTCTTGTTCTTGACTGACGTTAACATTAAATGGAAGTTCACGCATTGCCATATCCTTGGAGATAAGTTTACCACCAAGTGCTTGAAGCATAAAGATAAGACCTTGTGCTGGATTTAGCCCTGCTAACATTCCATAACGAACATCAGCGGAGTAATCTCCCTTAATATCTTTGCTTGGCTTGTATTCTAATGCATAAGGTGAACCAGCATCTACGCCACGAATTGTCTTTTGTACATCAAAAATTGTTTCGTCTACTTCAAAGCATAGACGTATTACATCTCGAAGAGCCGTCGCAAATATTGCTTGCGCACTCTTGACCTGAGTATCAAATGCTCCCATAAGTGCCTGGACGCCTTGACCCGTAACGATAGACGCATTAACGTTACCTGTTCGTCCTTCTGGGTATCTAGCACCAATTCGGAGTTCCTGATTGAGCAAGTTTTGTTCTGTGAACGCTCCTTGCGGAATTGTAAGTTCCACTCTTCGGACTCCTGAAGGAGTGTTTGTTCTGATAACTGAATCTCCGCCAAGTTGTAGTTCTTGTACATCCATTGGTACGACGATAGGAGACTGAACAGATTTTTCAGCCGCTTCCATAGCAAGCATAGCAAAACGATTGCGAAGCAACTGGATACCAATAACATCATCAAATTGTCCACGCATCTCTCCATCAACAGTAGGACGTTTGGCAATGACAACCATCATCTTGCCGATTGGATTTTTAGCACGAGAAAGAACTAAGTTTTCACGACTTGGTACGTATACTAAAGATTGGTCCTTATCATAATAGCGAACAATCTCAATTAGAGTATTGGTGTCTTGTTTAAAACCTGAGCGTCCAAGTAATTGAACTTCGTATTCAGGAAATTGAGCAGCCAATTCTCCAAGTGTTAATGAGTATACTTTAGCAAAAGATATGCATCGCCCGTAGCGGTCAAACTCAGGATAAGCCATCCGAGGGTTTTCTACGCGGATGCGAGGCATCTTCGCTTCGTCATCCATTTCAATAATGAATGGGACGAAACCATAAGTTACATAATAGTCCGCACCTGTGTACATGTGGACTTGCAAATCTGAGTGATTAAAATAGTTTGATGCAATGCGTGTACGATTGTCAGCAAACTTACGAGCACGGTCATTTACCTGAGAAGCACTAGAGCAGTTAACTGCAGGTAGTGGAGCCATAACCTCAGAAAGGTCACGGGCTACAATGTCAATAAAGTTTGCTACGACATTTGAGTCTACGCCTTCAGGGAAGAAGTCAGGATATACTTCTGCAATCTTACCTTGACGCACAGAAAGGATGTCACCTGCGCGAGCATCGCGCTCTGCAGAACGATACTTCAAAGAAGCAACGCGAGCAGCAATCTGTTCAATATTAAGTGCCATTTATATCCTAACGATTATTTAAAAAAATTTTTTAAGGTATGACTTTATTAGTCTTTTTAGCCTTGCCACGAGCAATCATGTCTTTGACATAATTAGGGTTACCAGCACCCCATGTTTTAGGCTTTGGTGTTGGTTTTGGTTTAGCAGCAGGTCCTCTACTGAATCCCATATCTAATGGTGGATTACCACTGTTACGGCTGTAAGTTGGATTTACAAACTTATCTCCAGCCATTGCCTTTCTTGTCATTCTCATGTTGGCTCCTAACCGTAAGTTTCAGACCATTGCTCAGCAAAGGCCTCATCTAAATTAACAGAGTATCTCATATCCTTTTGTCTACGAGTAGCCCATCTATTTGTAGAGTATTTGGTAGCAAAGGAACTTTGTTGCATTAATTCACGTACCCTAATGATGGCAAACCAAAGTGCCATAACGCAGTCAGTAGGATTTTTAGTATCTGGTTTCCAGGTAATTAACTGTTGTGTCAGAGACTTCAAACCTTCTGAGCCTTCATTAGATGGTAGTTCTATTAAGTTGTTATCTTGAAATCTGCCGTCCCTCAGACTGCCAAACAAGGCAGACATAGAGGCCACACCGAATGATGTGTCCCATTTATTCTTTCCAGTATAGTGAGGATTTAACTTACATCCATACTGGGCTAAATACTGAACTAAGTCAGTGTCCATCTGATACGCCTTTTGATGGGCGTTGATTTCAACTCTAAACTCTTGTGGCTTATATCGCTCAACCCATTCCTCAATAAGAGCACGCTCTTTCTGTGGAGATGGGTCAACCATATTGACACAATCTAAAACATAAACTTTTCCGTCACCCTTGTTGTAAGTAACTGCTACGAAGGCAGACCTACCAGATACAGCAGGGTCAAAACCAATTACAGTATAAGTGCCTTCAACATGCTTTGGATGGCCTGGCGTTCCAGACTTGAGGGGTCCACGCTTACGCATTCCGTTGCTACTTCCTGCGACGCAGGTTGGTGGGAAGATGGAGTCTTCAACGACATCTTCTTGCTGGTAGACCATTGCCCAGATTGACGGAGCAACCTCAGACCTACGAGTAAAGAGCGAGGGTCCATCCCACTTTGGATAAAATCCTTGTTCATTAGGTTGGTCCTTCTCACCTTCGGCTCTATCCGTCCAAGGCCAAAGCGTCTTCCAGTTTTCTGGCTTCTCATCAAACTCAAGTACGGCTGGTTGAGAGAAGTATGTGAATGGAGATTTGCCACCTGTCCATTGGTCGCCATCTCGTATCATCTTATATAAATCTACAGGGGCGACACGGGTTCCTACTATAAGTAGTTTTCCGTGCCGTCCCAAACGGGTGATGACTTCTTTTTGAAGCCATTCAATTTGCTTTTCCCACTCATGAGAGTTTGAGTTCATCACCACATCGTCTAGGATAATCAGGTCGGCGCGAGCACCATAAATCTGTGACCCGAATCCTAATGCTTGAACCGTAGGGTCTTTCTCGCCGCTGTCACGACCAGAGCCTAGGTAAATCATATCAGCAGACCATGTCTGCGAGTCAGCCTTGTATCCACCATTAGGGCCAAAGGCCATCTGGAGTTTAGTCCAGTTAGGATGGCTCATCCTTGTCTTGATGGCTGAAAGGAATTTGCGTGCCATGCCCTGAGTCTTAGAGACTACAATGATTCGAACATTGGGGTCAGTGGCTATACGGTAGGTCACATAGTTAATCGTGATAACCGTAGACTTAGCATGCTCAGGTGGTACGTTAATCAGAACTCGGTTGCTGGCCGCAGGCTCATAGGTCATAGCAGGATGTAGCCAACGGGGTTCCCGACCTTCAATAAGGTCCACCCAGTCTTTGTGGTGGTCGAACAACTTAGTGTCTAGGAATTGCTCGGAGAACTCCTCAAACGAGATATCCTTCAGATTGGCCATGTCAGCCTTGACACCTTTACCAGCAAGTCTTGCTTTGTCAGCCTCAGCCTTGAAGTCAGGGTCAACAAGTGACCATTGGCGGAAGGTGACATCGTTACGACCCACCGCAGCCATAGCGTCGGTGATGGTCGTGCCTTGAGATAAGAGTTCTAAAACTTGCTTCTGTGCAGCATCCTTAGGGATGTTCTGCTTGCCTGGTTTGCGTCCCACTACTACTCCTAAAAACGGTGTTTTAACGGTAAGGTTTAACGGACAGACCTCACCCATTATATATATTATATATAATATATTATATAGGAGGAGCGGAGTCTTAAACGGAGCGACTCCGTCTATATATGGAATTTACATTACATATATAGATAACCTGTTCATTTAGTAAAACCGAACAACTTGGGTGATAATATTTTTTAAAATGTCCGATTTATACCTATATGTACCTATATAGGGGGGCTATATAACAGAAAATTTATACGGGATACTATATACCACCCCCGCTTGCGAACTTAATAACCCTACCCTCAAATATCGACATATCGACATATAGATATATCGACAATATATGGGGGTATAGTGTTATGTCCGATATGTCTTTATTGTATAGAATATAACTATTTGACCCTATTGTCTTAAATATGTAGTTCTTGACTATCTGCCCTATATGTTCTATATGTCCGTATTGTCGGGCTACCTATATTACCCATGAGTAATCGAACATATGTTCTATGACCTATATCACATAGAATAGACTTGACTTCTTAGGGGTCGCATGGTATAATGCGCCCTAGTTTAGATGTGATGTATCTCACACCGACACGACTTGACTTCCCCTAGTGAGCATGGTAGAATACGCAGTATCACAATTAAATAAGGTTAGTTAGTCCGAACAAGTAGGCTAGTAATGGTGTGATACACTTCACATAAGTTCTAGCGTGTCGGACTTGACTTACTAGATTAGGTGTGATAGAATACGCAGTAATACAATTAAATAAGGTTAAGTAGTCAAGTAGTGGTTAGGCTTGATTAGATTACTAGTAGCAGTAGGTCGCCTATGGTATCACGACCCTAATCACTACTTGATTACTTAACCCCTAGTGAAAGGATAGATTAGTGCCATATAACCCCTTCGGGGTTAGTGGTAGCATAATCACACCGCCTAGACAAGTTAGGGCTAGCGTAGCGTGGAAGGGTTCACGCTCACGCAAGTTTAGCGAAGTCGTGGTGCGTGATAAGTCGGGCAACATAATCGCAGTAGTCGAAGATAGTCCTGCGGTTAAGTTAGCGAAGCGTAGTCGCAAGTCTGCGCAAGTCGCTACCCCTGCTACCCCTGCCCCATTAACCGAAGCAGAATTGCGGTCTATTGCGTTAGAAGAACGCAGACTACAATTCGAAGCAGAACAAGCGCAGAATTATCGCAAGTTAGTTGGCGACTATAATTAGTAGCCAATAGTCCTAGCCGATAGGTTCGGTATGCTTAGGG